CAGCTCGGTCAGCAAGCCACCCAGAGCGCCAACCCGAACATGGTGGCTAAGCTACGCGCGATGGGCCAAAAGGTACTCGGCGGCATCGGCCAGGGTGGCAACTCACCGCGTCCCGATGAGCAAGGCTTGCCTGCACCGCCGCCACCCGTGTCACCGGATGACCCACAGATACAACAGGCTGTGGAGCAGCTTCTTGAGCCCTACCGGAAGAGTCGTGACGACGCCAAACAGTTCTCCCAGACGATGGAAATCGTCATCACCCATCTGTGGGATAAAGCGTTCCTGAAGGAGCGCGCCAAGATGATGGTCAAGTCTGGCCTATCAATTGGCGTAGGCTGGATGAAGTGCTTCTGGGTCGAACGCATGGGAAAAGATCCCACGGTTCTGCAAGAGATTCGCGACGTTCAGAACCAGATCGCCCAGATTTCAGCAACACGTGAGCTTTTGGCGACTGACGAAAGCTCCAATCCCGAGGCGGATCGCGCTTTGCTTCAGCAGCAGCTCAACGGTCTTTATGCAAAGGTCCAAGTAGTCGTTGCCCGCGGCTTTGTATGCGACTTCGTTGCTGCCGAGGACATCCAGATATCGACGGAAGTTCCAAGCCTTGCGCTCTACCGTGACGCACGATGGATTGCTCACCGCAGCTACGTCACCACGCGCCAATGCATCGCCGAATACCCGGACATCGAACCGGCCAAGATCCAAAAGGCAACGTGCTACTACCCGAAGAAGCCACGCAACAAGCGCAACGATGACACTGGCGCGTACACCAGAAGCAATGACGACACCACGGTTAGATCAACCGATGCTGACTACTACACCAGCGCCAATGAGGCGAACGGTGGTGAGAAGGGTGGCACCGGCATGGTCATGCGTTGGGAGATATGGGATCTGGAAAGCGGAAACGTCATCACGCTCCTTGAAGGGCTTGATTGCTACCTCAAGAAGCCGTACGTGCCCGACCAGTCGACCACGCGCGGTCATCCGTTCTTCCTGTACTGCATAGGCATCGTTGACGGCGATCGTCATCCCTTCAGCCTGATTGCTCGATCTGAAACCCTGTTCGACGAATACAACTCCGTTCGGACGAACTTCCGCGAAGCTCGTCGGCGCTCGATTCCCAAGACGGCTTACTCTCGCCATGCTATCGAGACGGAAGAGGTTCAAAAGCTGGCTGAGGCGACGACTGGGGAAATGGTGGGCATCACGATGCTCGACCCATCGATGCCGATAGCGAATGCCCTGGTCCCCATCGCATACAACAAGATCGACCAGTCGCTGTACGACACCTCGACCATTCGCGCCGAACTGGAAATGATCTGGGGCATTCAGGAGGCGCTTTCCTCCTCGATCCATACGGCCAAGACAGCCACCGAAACTGAGGTTCAGCAGCAGGGCACACAGTCACGCAATGGCTACATGATTGATGACTTGGACACCGTGTTTGGCGATCTTTCGCAGTACACAGCGGAGATTGCTGTGCAAGTGCTGAGCGAGGATGACGTGCGTGGTATAGCAGGCCAGTTCGCACTATGGGAGCCATCCCTTGGCGTGGAAGACCTCAATGCAATGCTGACCATAGGCATCGACGCCGGCAGCTCAGGCAAGCCCAAGACGGCCATTCAGCAGCAGGCCTGGGCCCAGATCCTTCCGATGCTAAAGACCCTCATCACGGAAATTGGCCAGCTGCTTGGCAGTGATCCGGAAGAAATCGCCGAATGCCTGGAAGAGTTGGCACGTGAGACGGCCAAGCGCACAGGCGATTCGATCGATATCGATCAGTTCCTTCCTGATCCGCCGAGTACGCCGATGGCCAAGCCTCAGCCAACACCTCCGCCCATGATCGACAGTGCTCTTGCTGGGCCACAGACGGCAGAATTGGTTGAGATATGCCAGCAGTTGGCTGCTGGCCTCATGACGGCTGACGAAGCTACAGGACTCATCGGTATTGCCTATCCGCATGCACCGATGCCGGCAGTGCAAGCAATGGTTTCCGGTGCACTCAAGCGCCTTTCTACTCGACCGCCAGGCATCCTGCCGCCTTCTACACGAAATACCCCAGAACTTCCCAAAGCGCCCGACGTACCGCAGCCTGTCGACGGCGTAGCTCCACTGCCTGCTGCGTCTTAAGAGGAAAACACTGCCATGGCTATCGAAAACGAAGGTGGCACACCCACCGATGAAGAACTGAACAAAGGCAACGCCGAAACAGATGGCTCATTACCGGATGGTGGCGATGACTTGTCCGACTTGGATGCCGAGCAGCTGCTCAGTAGCGATAAGCTTTCTCTTGATGAGAAGGCAGAGCTAGCCTTTGTCGTTGGTGTCGAGAAGGCTCTACCGGATGGAGCAAAGCCCAAAAATGACAACGCTTCAGCGCCTCCTGCGGCTGCTCCCGCAGCTGCTCCTGTTGCCGGCGCACCCGCTACCGAAGCTGCCAAGCCCGTACCCGATGTTGAGGTCGAGAAGGAAATCAAGCAGCTCGGTCTCAAGGCGAAAGCAGCCGAACGTTTCCGTGAACTGACCAGTGAGCTGGCGTCAAGTAAGGCCATGCGCGAGGCATTCACGCAGGCCAAGATCGAAAAACCCGAACAGTTGGCTCAAATCCTTGACGATGCCAAGTTCGGCAACGAACTGAACGTCGCCATCAAGAACACCGGAGCATCCCCGGAGCAGTTCGGACAAGCCTTCAATGTCATCGGAGCGATGAATAGCGGCCGCCCTGAGCTGATGGGCGTTGCGCTTGATGCCATGGTTCAGGAATGCGTATCGCTGGCCAAAAAGCTTGGTCGTGACATCAACTTTGCAGCGGCTGACCCACTGGAGGCTCATCAAGACCTGAAGCAGGCCGTAGAGCTTGGCGAAACCACCCGTGAAATCGCGCTTCAGTTGGCCCATGAGCGCGCCACATCGGCCATGCGGCAACAGAACGAGCAGCGTACTCAGGCCGAAAACCAGCAGCAGAGTGAGTTGAGCAAGGCGCAGAACGCGGCTATTGAGCGAATCAGTGTCTTTGGTCGTGAGCAGGCTGCCGCTGATGCCACCGCTCATGCAGCTCGTATGCAAGCGCTTAATCAAACAGGCGTTCTTGATCGCATCATGAAGGATTACCCCGTAGGACGATGGGAATCCGAAACCATGAAGGCTTACTTCGGCGTGAAGCTTCCTGCGGCTGCACCGCCTGCGGCAGCAGTGCGTCAGCAGCCTCGGGTGTCCCATGTGCCTGCCCGCGGAAGCAACCCGGCAGCTCGCATGCAAGCCGAGCCCAAGGACGAACTTGATGCCTTCCGCATGGGGGTTGCATCTGTCAGCCCACATTTGGAATAATCGTCCCCAGCGATGCACTAACAAAGGCCTGGCACGGCCTGCCCCTGGTGCACTGAACCCCGGACGTCGTGAGACGTTCCGGGGTTTTTCTTGGGCGATTACTTGACATTGCCCCACAGCAAAGCGCTATGCTCCGCGCCAACAAGCCGGCCAACCCCGGCCCATGTCAGCCGTAAGCCGGAATCGCGCCCGGTAGCGCCGCAAGAGACCTCGCGCCCCTCGGACATGGAAAGACGTAGCCCATCTAGGGCTTTCCTTTCCCATCCGCGAGGATTCCGCTATGCCCATGAATGCCGCTCAGCTCGCCCAGGGCGCTAACTATCAGATCGAGACCTACGCCAAGGGCGATCCGATCGACCAGATCAACAAGGATCGACCGCTTCTCGAATGGTTGGTGAAGAACTCGAAGCCCTCGATCTTCTCCAATGGCATCTTCAACGAGAAGGTGCGCATCTCGAACGACTCGAACTACCAGAACTTCACGGGCGACCAGCAGGTCACGTACAACCGCAAGGACACGGTGCGCAAGGCACCGTACCAGCACTACGAAGCCCACGATGGCTTCTCGCTGAATGAAACCGAGTTGGCCAACAACGGTATCGTCATGACCGACGACACCGAGTCTGTGCCGACCGAAGCGGAAATGACCCAGGTCGTCAGCCTTATCAAGGAAGGTTGGGACACGCTGAAGCTCGGCTTTCAGGAAAACCTTGACCTTGAGCTACATCGCGACGGTACGCAGTCCGCGTTGGCTACGCCTGGTCTGGATGCGCTGATTTCGACCACGCCGGCAGTAGGCGTCGTTGGCGGCTTAGATCCGGCCGTCTACACCTTCTGGCGCAACAACGCC